GTAGAAAAAATTACAACAGCTACAGGAATAAAGAAAGCTGTGAAATTTTTAGCAGGGGAAGATTGTGGATGTGATGAGCGTAAGGTTAAACTTAACGAAATGTTCAGATATAAGAAACCTGAATGTCTAACAGAGCAAGAGTTTGATTTAATTAAAATGGCAGTAGATACTAAAAAGAATAAGTTTACTCCTGATGAGCAAGAGACGTATAAAGCTATATACGAAAGAATATTTAAAACCAAAGTTGAATGTACTCCTTGTAGTTTTGCGAAGGTGGTGTGGAAGGATTTACAAGCGGTTTATAACCAATATCTGTAATGTATAAAAACCCGATTGAAGATAAACTTTATAAAAAACTAAACAGAGATAAAAGCATTAATAAGTATTTCAGTAGTTCATCTGTTGGAAAGTGTATGCAGCTTATAGATGATTATTATCACTCAACCAATACCTTTTCTAAAATAGGTTGGGAAAATTATTATTATACCGAAGAAAGAGAACAGAGATTAAAAGAAATACATAACATATTAAGAGAAAAACTTCACGATATGTTAGGGTATGAAATAGAGGATTATATATTTTTTAGAGTCATAGGTCAAACATATAATGGTTTTGTAAGTGAACTAAAGATTATAAAAGAGATGCAAGATATGTTTCCTAATTTAGATTTTATAAAAGCTACATACGAATTAGACGAAAAGTATTTTACAGATTTTGAAGTTTATTCAAGGGGTATGTTGGTTTTTGCAGGACAAGTTAAACCTATTTCGTATCTATATATGAATACTCCATATCAGTTACAGGCAAAAGAAAATCACAAAAGACAAAGAGACGAATACGTTAGATTATTTAACGTGCCTCATTATATTTTTTATTATGATGAAAATGGTTTGTATGAAAAAGAAAAGGTATCTAACAAAATAAATACTATATTAGTAATGAAAACTAATTAAGATGAACAAGAAACTGAACAATATCAAAGAAGGAGAATACTACGGCAACTTTAATTTAGTTGGCGAGTATATCGTTAAATCAAGAAAAGCAAAACCTGAAAACAAACCATTAAATGAAATGTACTTTGCGTGGCAGGAAGTAGGGTTTTATGTACACAACCTTATAACTAACGAAAGGTTATACGAACAATCTTTAAGTGAATACCGTTCTGACAAAATAAGAGCAGTAGAAAGAGCAAGAAGAGCAGAAGAAAAGATTGAGGAATTAGAGAAAGAAATAAGCAAATACAAAACTCTATATGGATAATCTAATAATAGGTTATATTATTTTTAGATTTATAGAGTGGTTAATTAAATCATATTTATGAGTGATAGTTTAAGAAAGTGGGTAGAGATGCAGTTCGGTGATAGATGGACAATGGACAGCACCTACCAAGACAGGTACAAAGACGTAATAGTAGAAAAGGTTATAAGCATAATGAGGGAACGTAGTAGAGATGGTATAGTAAAATATGGCACTACCTTACACGATAGTCCTGATGGATTCTATAAGTTCTTAAATCATTTGCAGGAAGAACTAATGGATGCAATATTATATATAGAAAAAATCAAATCACAGAAATGAAAGAATCTACATTAATAAAGATGCAGTACGATTTAAAACTCGCACAACAAGCATTAGCTGTTGCGTTACACAAGATAGAACAATTAGAAAAAAAAGTATTCCCAAAAGAGGAAGATGTTAAATAATTGTTTATATTTGAATAAATATATTAATTATGACATACGAAGAACTTTACTACAGGTCTATGACAGACCACGAATTACAGAGGGCTATTGAGACAAGTTATCTTGATGGCTACATTAAAAGATGCCAACAGGAGTTGGACAGGAGACAACAAGAACAAAACGAAATAACAAGATTATGATTACACTATTAAACGGAGAAACCTACCTAAAAGAAGAGATAGTAGGTATGGCTCACAATGACGATTTTTACTATGGACACTTAGGACAATACGCTTTGAGTAGTTCATCTCTTAAAACGCTTCTAAAGAGTCCAAAGACGTATAGGAACATTCTAAAGTACGGAGACCCTAATGGAGATAGTCCTGCATTAGCAGCAGGTAAGTTAGTACATTGGATGATACTTGAACCACACAAGGTAGATGCTTTACATTTTGTAGATGCTTCCACAAAGAACACCAACAAGTATAAAGATGCCAAAGAAAAATACGGAGAAGTGTTTCTTACAAAAGAAAGAAGTGCAGCAGAAAGATTGGCAGATGCAGTATTAAGAAATGAGGCAGCACTAAAACTATTAAGTAAATCAGAGTTTGAAGTTCCTGCTGTAGAGATGATAGAAGGACTTGCATTTAGAGGCAAAGCAGATATAATACAGGGAGATACTATAATTGACCTGAAAACGAGTCAAGACCTAAATTCATTTCGCTATTCCTGCGATAAGTACTCCTATGAACTACAAGCGTATTTGTATTTAAAACTTTTCAATAAGAAGAATTTTGTGTTTCTTGTAATTGACAAAGCGAGTACTGATATAGGAATCTTTGATGTGAGTGAGGAGTTTTTAGCAAGAGGCGAGAACAAATTCAGACAAGCAGTAGACAATTACAAGTACTTCTTTCAAGAAGATAACGATTTAGACCAATATGTAATGAGAGGAATATTATAACAAACAACAATTAAACACAAGAATTATGAACAATACTTTACACGACCATTATTTCAATAAAATTAAAAATAGCAAAGAAACTGCAAGTACAGTAGAAGAAGTAGTAAATGCAGTTAACAAATTTAGATTAAATTTTTTAGAAGAATTTACAGAATTGATTGACTATAATGAAATTGAGTCATTTAATTTTTTTATTGAATGGATAGAAATTTTTGCTATATATACACGGGAAGATTTTATTACATATTGCAAAGAATATTACGATTGGATAGGAGAATGTAATTTCTTTGATTATCATCAATTAGACGATGATTATTGTTACAAAGCTAAATTATTAAATTTATTAAAAGATAAAGAAATAACAATATCCCAATGTAAAGAAGAGTTAAAAAGATATAGGTCTATTGACACATTGCGTTTAGATGGAGTTATGGACAATATATTGCATTGTGAATATGCAAAATATTTACCAAAACGAAAAGATTTTATTAAACACAAGAATATACACAAATATTTTTTAGATTATTATGAAGCTATAGAATATATAAAAAATAAAAAGAATGGCAAAGAATAGATTTAGTAATCAAAAACCGAGAAATTACAATGATGATGTAAAGTATGGCACACATACAAAAATAAATCATTATGTAATACCCAAAAGAGAACCTATAACAGATGATGCAAGATTATTTATAGTTGATTTAATATCTAAATGTAAATCAGATAATGATATAAAATTTTTAAGGAGTATTCTTGCAAACGAAAAGCAGCCAACTCCAAGACAAAAGAAAGCAATAATTGCAATTTTAAATAAAGTTGAATAAAGATATAATAGAAGAGTTTTACCATCTTGCTTTATTAGATATAGCTAACGGAAGAAGTATAACAGAACTTGAAGAAGCTATAAATCTATACGAGGAAGCAGAAGAATATGAAGCGTGTGCAGGAATACTAAAGGCAATACACGAATCAGGATTTATGACAATAAAAGAAATAATTAACAAATTAGACGATGACAAACACACAAAGAATAGTTAGAGAAATAGTAGAAGATTACTACAAATTAGATATTACCAAAGTAACAAGACGTAGACCTTACATAGAAGCAAGAGCAATCTATTACAAGCTACTAAGAGATAACACAAAATACTCTTTAACTACAATAGGCAAGACAATGGATAAAGACCACGCTACTGTATTGTACTTTACAAGAAAAGCTAAAGATTGGATTCTTTATGACAAAGAATTTGAGCAGGACTATTTAGCACTAAGCGAAAGATTCAACAAAGCTAAAGAACTAAACCCTGAAGCATTTGCAAAGGCAGAAACATTAGAAGGTTTTTGGGAAGGTCAGTATAGTATATTAGACAAGGAACACAAAGAACTTGAAGTAAGATATAAGTACTTACAAGCACAACTAAAGAAAGTAAAACCTGAATTAGCAGAACAATTTTAAAATAATATGTGTAAATTAAGTTTAGAAGAAATCACTATAAAATCTGTATGTAAAACTTGTAATGCAACACCATTAATAGAGAAAGAATGGCACGAAGGGCATTGGGGTTGTGTTGAATGTGGAGACCCAAATAATGACTAAAATAATTTTGTACATAATTTTGTACAAACAAGGTTATTTTAACAAACTATTAAAAGTTTTATTGTTATTGTAGAATCATTAATGAATTTTTTTGATTATGGACAAAAGAAAGTTTAACGGAGGTAATAAAAACGCAGGGAGAAAACCTAAATCAGAAGAGGTTGCTCTTATTGAGAAATTAACTCCATTAGAACCTTTGGCATTTGATGCACTCAAAGCAGGACTTGGTAAAGGAGATTTCAAATATGTACAATTATTCTACAATTACTACGCAGGTAAACCAAGAGAAACAAAAGACATCACTATAAACGAGGATTTACCTTTGTTTATTGAGGATATTGATTGATGCAGGTTAAAAAAACTATTGCACTTAAAAAGCTACAAAAGTTAGAAAGCAGGATACGAATTGTTAAAGGAGGTACATCAGCTTCCAAGACAATATCAATTCTTGCTTTACTAATCAATTACGCTATCAATAATAGAGGAAAAGAAATAAGTGTAGTGAGTGAATCCATACCACACCTTCGTAGAGGTGCTTTAAAGGACTTCTTATCCATTTTAAAGGGTCTTAATAGGTATAGTGATAGTCAGTACAATAAAAGTACCTTAAAATACACCTTTTCAAATGGCAGCTATATAGAGTTCTTTTCTACAGACCAACCCGATAAACTAAGAGGTGCAAGAAGAACCGACTTATATATAAACGAGTGTAACAATGTTCCCTTTGATGCTTACACACAACTCGCCACAAGAACAAGCGGAACAATATGGTTAGATTACAATCCTTCTAATTTGTTTTGGGTAGACAAGGAATTAGTAGGACAACCTGATACAGATTACATCACACTTACTTATAAGGATAATAACGCACTACCTGAAAGCATTGTAAAAGAAATAGAGAAAGCTAAAGAGAAAGCAAAGACATCAACCTATTGGGCTAATTGGTGGAGGGTATATGGATTAGGGGAAACAGGTTCGTTGGAAGGTGTTTGTATTCCTGATTGGAAAGAGATAGACAATCTACCTGAAGATTCACGACTATTAGCGTATGGTATGGACTTTGGTTATTCTGTAGACCCTACTACCTTGATAGCACTATATAAGTGGAATGATTCATATATCTTTGATGAGGTTCTGTATAAGAAAGGAATGCTTAATAGAGATATAAGTAGATTCCTATCAGAACAGGATATAAGGGAAAACATTGTAGCTGATTCAGCTGAACCTAAATCAATAGCAGAATTACAAGGATATGGACACTCTATCTATGGTGTAAGCAAAGGAAGAGATTCAATAGTATATGGTTTAAACCTCATCAACCAAAACGAAATATACGTTACTGCAAGAAGCAAGAACCTAAAAAGAGAACTACAAGGATATGTGTGGGCAAAAGATAAAGAAGGCAATACACTACAAAAGCCTACAGGCGCGCACCCTGACTGCATAGATGCTGCACGGTATGTATTAACAGACCAATTAGAGAATCCTAATAAAGGAGAATATTTTATCTACTAATTTGTTTTGTTAAAAAAAAGTTTATATATTCGTATAAACAAAGTTTAATTAATACAACAATTATGGAAAACGAAACAGAGTACATTTTAATTAAGAAGATAACTGACAAAGAAAACAGGAAGAATGTTATCAAGATATTAGCACAAGCATTTGCGTTTGTAGGATTAGCATTTGCATCAATGTATATGTTCTTATACTTTATATTGTGGGCAGATGAAATAAGTGATAAGATAGTTGGATTATTTTAAGATGATGGAAGCGTGTTGGTACGAAGGTATATATGTAGTACAGCGACCCTCTAAAAGAGGAGGGTATAAAGGTTCTGATGTTTATTTAGATATAGACGTAAGAGGTCAAATCCTACAAGGTAAGAATCTATACAAACAGAATAGCATAGAATTAGAAAACACAATAGAAGAAGCGTATAGATATGCGTACAAAAGATTTATATTGAAGCAATAGTTTTTTCATTTGTTTTTGGTTGAGGATTGGGTAGTATTTTTACTACCTTTTCCTTTTTATACATATTAGTAATTAATTTATTGTAATTATATGAAAGTTGAAATAAACGTACCTGACTCGCTAAACGAAATAACTTTAGCACAGTATCAAAGATTTGAGAAGCTGAACACAGAAGAAAATCAAGGTT